GAAGATTTCGTCTTTGCGAGTCTTGTCAGCCATCTCTTAATCCTTAAAAACAGGGGGGCTTGCGCCCCCCGGACGGTCTTAGACCTTCCACTTGCCGACAGCGAGGCAATCTGGTGTGACTACGGACGAGCCATATACTTTGAGCCCCCTGACAGCATCGCCAAAGGTAGTCTCGAGGCGCACAGTTTCAGTGTTAGTGAACTGTGACGCGAACGTGATTGCCTTTGGGTGACCCGCAAGAATGTGGCTGTAAGTAGCATCGTCGCCAGCAGCTGGAACATGGAGGAGGTTTGACTGATACATAGTGAAACGATCCACCATACCTACCTGACCGTTACGGAGAGGCGAAGTGCTATCTCCGGTCAAGTACGCCTGACGCAAGTCAGACTGCTTTAACATGTTGATCATCGATGGAGGCAGGACCATGTAGCGACCTTCCTCTGGGATGTTCAACCCATCAAGAGCTTCAGAGATCTCGAGGATTTTGCTCAAGATGTTTGCAGCCGTGATAGTTGTTCGTGCAGTGGTTGTAGTTGCATCTCCGATGACAGAGCTGAGCACGTCGGTTTCTACCGCAATCCTCATTCCCTCGGCAGCATCAGCAGATGCAGCTTCGAGCATGTTGATGTCAGCTTGCGCTGCCAACACATCGTCAATCTTAAAGCTGTAGTACTTGGCTTTATCAATTGCAAGCTCGACAGTTCCAGTGCCCAACTCTTGAGTTGATACTGTTCCTGCGTAGTCGTTGATTGTTACAGCGGGTACTGTACGAATCGTGACCTTGTCGCCTTGCCCAGAGATTTCGCCCTCGTACGCAGTGTTTGAGATTGCGGGCATAACAGACTGAGCATAAAACTTAGCCTGCAACAATTTGGAGAATACCTCTGGAATAAAGTTTACTTCAGAAGTAGCTCCGGTACTAAAAAATGAAAATGCCATGATTAATTCCTCACAAGAGAATTAACGGCGAATCGCTCCCTGTTCCATTGCTGAAAGAATGTCTTTTTGGTGCTTCACAAAATCTTTGTTCGGCATCCTCATAATTTCTTCAACAGTCCAAGTACGCTTTCCACCAGTAACGTTTTGGCTTCTGGCTTTCGGCATTTTGGGTTCTGCAACCGCTCGTGCCTTTTCCAGAGACCGCTCTTGCGGCGTCGGAGGTCTTAGCCCCATTTCTTCTTTGAATCTACTCAGTACAGCATTCACATCATTTGATGAGCCTTGTTCCACCCAGTTATGGGTAGATGCATTCTGCGCCTCCAGCCAGTTCATCCAGTCAGAAGTTGCAATAAGCTCGTCCAGATCTGGGTGTGCCGCACGGATGCGATTGAAATGCTCTTCAGCCGCAAGGGCTTGCTGCTCTTCAACTCTGCGTTGCTCCTGAGCGCTCAAAGCTTCCTTGGCGCTTTGAACCTCTGCCTGCGTTCGACTGAGCTCGTCTAGCAAGGGACCAGCGATGTCGGGATATTCCTCCCGGATTTGCGCTAGCTTTGCTGTGTCTTGCTCATTCGCTGCAAGCTGACCTTTAAGCTCTGCAAGATTCTTAAACATCTCTTCGTTTTGACGACGAAGGTCTGCTGTTTCCTGCGTTGCTTTGGTCATTCGACTCTGTGCGCCTTTCATTGCCTTCTCAGCTTTTTCCAAAGCTGACCTCAAAGTTTCCACTTCGCCGCTTTCAAGTGGTTCCTCTGGTGCCTCTTCCGCAAAGGGTTGTTCAGCCGTGTCCTCGGGCTCGGGGGCTGCTTGCAGCGTCTCTACTTCCGCTTCTACTTCCGGTTGTTCCTCTTCAGGAGTCGGGTTCGCCGCGTTCTGATATTGCTCCATTAACTCTTTTGCTTCGGCTTCTAATCGCGCCGGGTCATTTCTGCTCATCTTTCGGGTCCTCTAAGGATGTCCGTAGCTATGTGAAATCGGATGTCCGTTTCCGGGTCCGTTCACGTTCTAAAGTGGCTTTCGCCGTTTCTTCCAGCTCAAGCATGAAACGCAACTCAAGGATGCGCCCTTGCTCATACCGAAAATCTTTCTCACCTGCCGCTTCTAGTAGCTCTCGGGCGCTATCCAATCGGGACGCCAGGAGCTGCTGGACCTGCTGCCATTCCGGCTTCAGGGTTAGCGCCAGCACCGCCTTGCTGCATTCCAGCGAGCATTTGATTTTGGAGTGCTTGCTCAGCTTGTAACCTCTCTTCACTTTTGATCACGTCATCGGGATCAATATCTAACGTCTGCGCGATTTCACGCAGAAGCTTATTGCGATCTACTTGAGGGGCATCCATGGGGTTTGATACCAGCGAGAGGAACTGGAGCAGTCGCTGGCTTTGCACTTCTTTCTGCACGAGTGCGGTGCTTCCGCGGGCTACGATACGCAAGTCGCCTTTTATATCTTCGCGGGGGTTGTACTCCATGTTCCAGTGGAACAGTGCCTCGATCATTGGCTCGAGGAGGAAGTCATCGATGTTCTTGATCGTAGACTTCAGCGCGACGTTAGCCGCACCCATCAACATAGAGATACCGGTAGCCGTCTTGTTCAGTGACTTGCCTGACTCGCCGTGCGTGTAGCTCGGTAGTGATGTTGTTTCATCGGCAAAACGCCGGAACAGCTCAACGATCTGGTTGAGTCCGTTCGCATTCGCCACGGGCTGATACCAGCGTACCGCCGGCATGGAGCCGTCCCCACCTTCGCGCAGAAATACGCGCCACGGATGGATGTCTGTAGGATCTTCCCCAGCAGCCAAGAGGTCGGTGTTTACTTCCAGCATCGGACCCGAGGACAGGGCGAGGTTGTCGAGCCAAATACGCACGGCGGCGTTCATAGTGCTCTGAGAATCGCGCATCATGCGGGGGACGCCGATGCCCCAGAACTGATGAGGACTGCGTTCGTAGGGAAAGATATGGTACGGAATCTTGTAACCAGCTATTGGATTCAAGATGATCTTCAAGATTTTCGAGTCGCACATCCACACGCAAGCAGAGAAGTCCGCTGAGAGGTCGGCGCCTTCCGGCACTTCAATGCCGTGGTCTTTTAGCTCATAACCATCGATAGTGCCCCAGTACTCAAAAACCTCGAATCTATTGGGCTCAGAATGATCATGAATACCAGCAAGCCGACGGCGGTCTCGCTCGTGATCAGCTTCGACATAGTTGCCTTTCCTGTTGTTTTTAAGCAGATAGCGGACCATATCCCCGTCAAATCCGGGCAGGTCAACAAGGGCCCTAAACTGGGTGCGCGTCAAAACATGGCGGCGGAATAACCCATCGCAATCGTCTAGCGTCGTGCAGTATGGGTCGGGGTATAGATCAAAGACCGATACCGACTCTAGCTCAGGCACTGCCTCTTCGACCATTGCCATGACGTAGGTTTGATTACCCATTTCATCCATGGCTTTCTGGTAGCTCTGCTTGCGATCGATGCGGACCGTGCCAGCTTTCACCGCGCCAGAACCAAAGATGCAAGCCTCAAGCATGGACTGCTTCAGCTTTTGGTCTGAGTCGCTTTCGATTAGCTGGTCAGAAATGACAACCGTCATAGCCTCAGCTGCATCGTCTGCAATGCTTTGCTCAGCTTTGAGAAACTCGGGCTCGAGTTCCTTGATCCGCGCCATGATCAGATCCTGATTCATGTTGGGATCCATGCCGGACGCAGCGACAATCTCTTGTGTCGCCTGAGCACGAAGCTCCATTGCCTTCATCGGATCCAGCTGCGCGATCGGCGTGGGGCTCACAGAGAAAAATAGGTCGCCCTGCTGGAACAGCAGATCCACGATACGACTGTAGGCAGCCATAACCTTTGTTCGAGTAAGACCCACAAAAACTTTTGATCGGGCGCCCGCATCGCTTAATGCCGCAAGTACGCTGGGCTCGTATACACCGTTGTACTGGCGCAGATCTTTCAGCCACTCATTCTCTGTTTCTTTACGAGCGTCTTTGTATTCCTGAAAAGTTTTAGATAAGCGACCACCCAGCGAATTGAGCTCTTGCTCTTGCTGTCCGTCTAGATTGTCGTCGTCGTATTCTTCTTCTAGCATGTTTAGTAACCCGTCGTTGAGTCAACCGTTCGGAAACGGCGTTTGACTTCATGCCTCCGAGGTCGGGGCATCGATGCGAGTCCATGCAGAGCTATGGCGTATGCCATAACGCGGTCGTCGTGACAACCGCTTTGAGCATTATACGCGCCTTTTTCATCAATTACATAGGTTCGTAGCTCGTTTACCAGCTCTTTGTCAGCAATTCCCGATTCTCGTTGGCGAAGTAGCGCCGCAAGGTTGTCGATGATTAGAGGTTTTGTTTTGGATGTGGTTAAAAAACCACCGCGTTTTGTGAGCTTGTCGCCGTATGCACCGTCCACAGAGCTCTCGATAAACATGTTCGGGTACTGCAATTCCTGCATGCGGCGCAGCGTAGTCAGACCGTGGTTGTTTCTTTCCACAATCATGTAGGCATTCCGATAGCGCTTCCCCAGGTTGCAGAGCAGGTCCGCATAGGCATAAGGATCTATGTGCCCGTGCCAGCACGCGACCTGACGACCACGCCCGTCCAGCACTTGAGCAACGCTGTAGTCGCCATAGGCAAGTCCCTCAGCAACGTCCACACCGATGACGTAGTTATCTTCTTCGGGCGGGTGCCACTCTCTATATGGACCATATGACCCCTCGTGCAGCTCTCCACTCTGCAGCTCTCCACGAAAGTCCGGGGTGTATATCTCAGTCTCTGCATCACGCAGACAAGCGTCCTCCACGAAGCACCGTCCTGAGGTCAAGAATGCTTCTAGAGGTGTTGATGGATACTCCTGCCGGAATAGATCGGTAGAACCAAGCTCGTCTAATTTTGAGCGGCGGAACATCATCTGCTGATCATCTAGCCCGAACTGCCGCGCTAATTTTTCTTCTTCGGGAGTTTTTTCAAAATAAGCGTTTGGCTTGCGGCGGTACTCCGGCATCCAGAACCACGGGATAAAGCACACCTGCCATTCGGTCTCGCCACGCAGGGACTTCATAACCTGATCATAGAACCACCCGCCAGCACCATTCGCCGTGGATTCTAGGATTACTTCAGAGCCTGTTCCTCCAACCGTCTGCAAGAGACCTGCAACGATGTCTGAGCCCTGTGGGTAGAAGGCTACCTCAGACCCATGGACAAATCGGTTTGTTTGACCACGACCCGTCTGCGTGCTCCTAGCAGTACCTACCCGGAACCTTGAGTTGATGCCGTCGAAAACTAAAGTCGAACTAGATTGGGAAGCAAGAGGAGGAGCAAAAGCAGGGTGAGGGACATTATCGTAGAAATATCTGACCATGTTAAATATTGAGTTCGTACTTTCCGCCAGATGCGAGAGTACAAACGCATTCGCGTTTTTATTCTGAGTGACCTTCCAAAACATCCTGCCTTCAACATACGTCGATATCCCCGTCTGCCGCGCCTTCAAAACGAGAGCGCGTACGTTTCCTTGTTCTTCCAATTGCTTTTCAAATTGAGAGTGGACCCATTTCTGACCGGTGTTGAGACGGAACGGAATGGATGCCCCCTCCTTGTTTACAATCCGAAGGACGTTCTTTGAGTACAGCGGGAAGTTGTATTTAAGTTTCCGCGCGACTTCTTCTATACTTTTTTGCGTCATTCGCCACCAATGCCCGTACCCACCACAGAAGCTGCAGGTAGCTCAGGTCATTTTTCAATAGATTGATTCGCCAACACACCAGCTGAATATTTTCGATCACGTACCCCAACTCACTATCAATTCTGTCGATCGATACGTTCATATCGCCGAATGCAGGGTGATGTTGCATTGGCAGTCCTGACAGAGCACACGCGCCTTGCTGTTCCCAGTAAAGCCCCTCTATCTGCTCGCCAGTGATATTGAACTCGCGGTCAGTCCTTTTTGCGTTCGCCCTTGCCTGATTGACAATGTAGCTGGACCACGAAGCCGGAGAACGCCCCTGACGCTCTCTCTGAAGGTCTCTACAGCAAGAGCCACACTGAGTGCCCCTCTTGCCAATAAAGTCCTCTATTGGCTTTTCAGTGCAGCAGATGCTGCAAAGTCTATGACCAAGCTGCATTCTTTCTCGTGTGTGAGTTCTTCCAGCTCTTTCATTGCGTCCCGGCTACGGGATACGGCAATCCGATCACTCATGAGCGCCATGCCCGGAGCGATACATCCCTGAAGCTCGTCAGGGAAATTTGCTGAATGGAAAAGTATGTATGTGCGGTTAGGTACGTTTTTAACTTCCCAGCACCAACCGAACTTCGGTGACTTTCTGCGCTTCATTTCATACTCCCCCTCCGGGATGCACGATATCCGCGGGAGGTTTTCCTCCCACGGGCGCTCCACTGTGTAGAACTCAACGCCACCAACAGTCAGTAAGCCCAGAGTTCCTTCAGGGTGATAGCAGAATCGCTCCAGTAATAACTCCATTTTTACTTCTCGCTTACCGGCTGAACCGTCATGAAGCGCAGGACCACGATTCCGCTCGCAATCACACACCCGAGCATGGCTTGTACTGCCGGATTGGTGGGTAAAAATCCTATGAATCCCTGCAACACGGACAAGACAGCGATAGAGACGCCGTATTGGACTGTGCGGGACTTTAGGGCTTGTCTTAGTCTCTGCATTACTTCTTCCCCTTATTGGTCTTAGCGCGCATTCCACGCTTCGGTAGCGACTTCTTCTTGCACTTACCGGCTTTCTTACAGGCGGCTTTGGTTTTGCATGCACTGCACGGGGTCATATCTACTTCCTCGACTTGGCACCGGAACATTTCCAGCGCTTTCTAGATAAATTGTTGGGGGTATTCGGGTCGTTTTGCTTTTCTTTGGACAAACCCTTCTTGATTCCTAGAGATCTAGCGCAATAGCTATCACCTTTTTTGGTTCCCGCCTTAACGCGAGACCCACCGTCCTTGGCTTTGCCTGCCTGCCCATAGGAAATCTTCCTACCAGAGGCGGTAACCTTCACTTTTGCTTTGCCTTTTCTAGGTGTTGCCATAATTACCTACTCTCATTTTTACCGTGGGTACTCTCATAAGCACCGCCCCCCCTATATTTTTGCTACCCCCCCCAAAACGTGAAACAGGGTTTTAGATCTCTGCATACCCTCCATGGAACCAGATGGTCATCGTCGGCATTCGTGGTCCTCTTACCCCCGGGGGGGGTGGTGCTGCAGGGGGGGGTGGTACCTATGCCACGTTATGCCCGGGATCCCACCTTTGACAGGTTGGAGTCCGTTAGTGTAAGTCGTTGATATCTGGAGGATTTTCCTCGTCTTCCAAGTCAATCTCTGCCAAAAATGCCCCGTTTAAAGCCACAACCTCCGATTTCTCCGGAGCAAGCCAGCCTTCAGCCTTGAATAGACCCTCGATTGCGCGCAGCTTGTCAGCATCCTTGTCAGCGCCACTCGCCAGACCCTCGAGAGCGACTATCCATTTCGCCCGTCTGTCCTCGCTGTCCTCGCTCAATTCACGCCTCCTGCGGTCAATTTCCGCTTTGATGTTAGGTTTAGCTAAGTTCTCGTGTGCCTGAACCCTGAGCACTGTTTCGCTGCTCTGACTGTAGCCAGCGCGTCTGCATGCCTCGGTCCCGTTACCACACGCCATGTACTCGTTG